AGTAACCATTGGGATTTTCCCAACAGTTGAAATAAAGACGAATTTACGGAAGAGATGTCTCGGGTGGCCAAAGTGAGGACCTCGGAAGAATCAGTGAGTTAATCAACTAGGGTGGAAATCATCACGGTTGCCGCAAGGTGTGATATTCCATCTTAAGGGCAGATTTCTGACCTATAGCGACAGTAGCTTCCTTTCCTACCTCGCCACAATCTCCCGCTTTTCTTTTAGGTAGTTGTGGCGGTCGATATCTCATCAATGTAGTCAGCGAACCATTGCATCATTTTTCGACGTTTATCTAGATATTGGGCGTGATTATATATACCACGAATGCTATTTCGATCAACATGCGCCAGTTGTCGCTCAATCAGGTCGTGGCTAAATCCATGCTCATTGAGTATGGTACTAAACTGGTGCCTGAATCCATGACCACTAGCGATCCCATCATAACCGATTTGCCTAATCACCTGTAATACGGCATTCTCGCAAATTGGCTTTTTTTTGTCATTTCTACCAGCGAATACGAAATTAGAGATACTGGAAGTAATAGGGTAGAGGGTTTTTAGTAATGCAATGACCTGATTTGACATAGGAACTACGTGTACTTTTCTATTTTTCATAATGTCAGCATTAATGGTGATCAATTTATTATCAAAATCAACATCGCTCCATTTCATGCTGCGCAGTTCATTCGTACGCAATGCTGTATATTGTAAAACCTGAGTGGCAACCTTCGAAATAATGCTGCCGGAATATGAAGATAATGCCAGATTAAAGGAGGGGATTTGGTCTGCTGTTAGAAATGGGAAATGTTTCTTCTTGTATCCAGTCATTGCACCAGCTAAATCTGGAGCGGGGTTATACTTAGCTCTGCCAGTCACTATCGCATATTTAAACACTTCACCACATCTGCGTCTTGCCTTACTTGCTCTTTCCATAGCTCCACGTTCTTCAAACTGACGAATCACTTTGAGTAGAACCATCGGCTCTATTTCTTTTATTGTCATATGACCAATGCTTGGTAGGATGTCGGCTTGAAACATGCTCTGCAATTCTTTTGCATACCTTTCAGACCAAACAGCTCGTTTGAATTGATACCATTCATTATATATGGCAGCAAAAGTGTCTGGAGTTTCAATATCTTTCTGTTTTGGTACTACAGGTATTAAATCCCCACCGTTAGCAAGAATAGATTTAGCTTCGGCATGTTTTAATCGAGCCGTAACCAGTGAAATCTCTGGATATGTACCAATAACATGGGTTTGCTCCTTCCCGTTTTTGCGGTACCTAAAACGCCAAATTTTACTCCCTGTTTTTGATACAAAAAGAAATAAACCTCCACCATCAACAAGGCGATAGGCTTTATCTTGAGATTTGGCTGACTCAATTTGCTTTATCGTTAACATGTGGGCATCCTAAGTGGGCATTAAAACCGATGCCCACAAATATGCCCACATTTTGCTGGTGTAGTCAAGTTATGTTGGGTAACAGCGGGTAACACTAACACCGTTTAAAATAAGGATTTTTTGAGTTGGCAGTTATGGTGGGTTATGCGAGATTACTTGATTCTGGCGTCCCCTGCAGGAATCGAACCTACAACTAGCCCTTAGGAGGGGCTCGTTATATCCATTTAACTAAGGGGACTTTTTACTACTCTGTTTCAGTCTGTTTTGAGCTGTTTGTATCTTATCTCTTTCTGTCTGTTTTAATCAAGTTTTTTGCCTTTATTTGTTTCGCTTTGTTCCTGCTAGTTTTTGGTTGTGGTTGGTTCGTTCACTTGCCATTGTGTACAGATTGAGTACATAATTACACTTCAACTTGTGTACAGGTTATAGCTATGGCATTGAGCGACACTAAACTACGTGGTATTCACGATAAACCCTACAAAGGGACACCTGAGTTAACCGATGGTGACGGCTTAAGTGTCAGGATAACGCCGAACGGAACCATAACATTTCAGCATAGATATCGCTGGAATGGCAAGCCTGTTCGCCTTACTGTTGGTCGTTATCCTGAAATGTCGCTCAAGGACGCACGAATCGCAGTAGGTGAGATGCGCTCATTGTACACAAAGGGACTTGATCCAAAAATGTATTTCTCTCATTCAGAAGGAGAGGCAACATTAAAAGATTGCCTTGACTACTGGTGGGATAAGTACGCATCTACTCTAAAACCCAATACTCAGATACTTTATAAGTCAGTCGTGTACAACACGATGTACACACAATTCTTGTGTACACCAGTAGCCAGCATACCCGTGTCATCTTGGGTTAAATTTTTCGACAAACAGGAAAAAGAAAACCCAAAAAAAGCGAGGGTACTTTTAACTCAAATGCGCTCAGTAGTTAACTGGTGCATAGGGAGGCAGTTTATCCCATCATGCGAGGTCATGAAACTTAGCGTGAAAAATATAGGTAAGAAACCGGATACTGGCAGTCGAGTGCTAACTTACACCGAGCTAGCTAAGGTTTGGTTGGCGCTGGAAAACAACAAAATAGTTTCATCCAACAAAGTATTACATCAACTCCTTTTACTATGGGGTGCTCGCCTTTCTGAATTAAGGCTTGCTACTGCTCGTGAATTCAATATGGATGACTTGATCTGGACGACTCCAGTAGCTCACTCAAAAATGGGCAATGTGATTAGGCGGCCTATATTCGAACAGGTGACTCCGTATATAGAGCGACTATTAAACATGGGTAATGATATCTTGTTTCCCGGACAGGAGCTTGATAAATCCATAGATAGATCGTCAGCAAACCTCTATATGAAGAAGCTAAGAGAGTCAATTGATATACCAGAATGGCGTACACATGATTTTAGGCGATCTTTGGTAACGAATTTATCAAGCGAAGGGATTGCGCCCCATGTCACCGAAAAGATGCTGGGGCATGAATTGGGCGGGGTGATGGCCGTGTACAATAAACACGATTGGATTGATGAGCAAAAAGAGGCGTATGAGTTATATGCAGATAAGATATTCTGGCATGTTAAGCAACTCAAGCCCGGTTGACCCCGCCTTCATTGAGCCATTTATTTATGGCTGATAGGCTGTATCTGGCTGGATGGCTTAAAACAGGTTCAGGAAATCCGTGTTTTTTTCTGAGCCTATACACTGCGGTTCTCTTTTTGCCTAGTTTTTCGAAAACTTCTTCTTCTTCAATCAAATCTTTATCCATTCTTAATCTCCTTCCGAATAATCCGCACATTATATCCCAGCACTGATTTAGCGCTGAACTTCATGTGGTTGAGTGGTTTGAACTTAGGCGTATACTTATCGAGAATTTCAGTGACTTTCTTGTCGTCATATTGGGGTAGGTTGTTGAGTTCTTTCAGGCACTCCCTTGCCACCTGTCGTCTTCCGTTCTCGAATTCGTTAGTCATGGGTGATGACATTTAATTTCATGCTATTTCCCTCAATTGTTCATTGCCGATATCAAATAGATATTCTTTATCTACCGTGGTTATTGTTTTACGTGGGGTAATAAATGGCCGCCAAATTAAAAGCATGGAGCCTTTCGGATTGCTGCTATTCTTTTCTCTCACTCCTGCTGGAACAAATTGAATCCTGCCACCCATTATTAACCTGACCTCATCCACTGTTTCATATGCCAAATCAAACCAGCCTACTGAGGTATCATTGGGGACGAGCATCACAATAGACTGGCATTGCTTCCTGCATTCAATGGCTGCTTTCTTTATCCACGGCGTAATCTTGGAATAGGGTGGATTACAGAAAATAGAGCCGTAACTCTCCCAATCACATTCCAGTGCGTTATCTCGTTCCGTGAGATAGTGGGCGCACAGGGTATTTTTAGCATCGGCAGCGGCATCTAAATAAAATTTAAATTCTAAATTGAGTGCCAGAAATAACGGGAGTGGAGTTTGCCAGAGGTCTTTCAGTTCTTTTGGGGTGTTACTGCCTCCGAAGTCGCTCATAATCCTCCCCGCCCTCCCGGCTACAGAATGCACCGTATTTTGCTGGCTCCGTCTCACACCATCGGCACATCCCGTTGATGCTGGTTAATGCTGGTGGTCGGTTCTGGAGCGCATGAGATACCGTCAACTCAACGATATCGTTAGCTGTGTCGATAATATCCATGAGGGTTCTCTATTTGTTGGGGTGGCGGTAGAGGGGGATAATATTTCTAACTCTATATTTTATGGAATCGATGTCTGATTTACACTCAGAGATATTAAATCGCCAATGACCAGTAGATACATCCAGCCATTCAAATTGCCACGCCACAGGCTCCATGTTTTCATATTCGGCGAGTTTCGATTGCAGCTTGATAATTCCATCAACTAACGCACATATGGCTGAACCATTTATGTCAGCTAATTTATGCCAGTCTGCATCATCCTGATGGTACGCATTAATAATAATCTCATAATCAGCTAGGCGTTTTAATAATTCCAACAACTCTTTACCTTCTGATTCAGAAAATCTAATACTTTCAAAATTAGTCAATTGTTTTTTTATTCGGTTTTGTAACCGCTCAATCACATCTTTGCTCATTTCTGGCTCCTATTATTTTATTTTCTTAACTGGATAATTGCATCCAATCATTTGATGAAGTACCCACGGAGCAAAACGGCCTAAACCTATTCCGCTCCATTCTGATAAATTCCAGACCTGCAACCAAACCCATTGCCACAAATTAAAACGACGTTTATTGGTCATTATTTAAACTCCCTGCATATATTGGTTGCCCGTTGGCTCATCTCGGCACTGAACCAGCCGAAATGGCATTTCCTGATATTAATCCCCAGCCGCCATGCCAGCCATCTGTACGCCTCCGTGCGTTCAAAATTCCCTCTCTTTCGCATATCCTCAAATTCCTGTTTGCCATTCCGCCTCGCTTTCCGTGTCGGTTCATCAGCCAAATATCCCAGTGGTATATTGGTTTCCGGATGCATCCCCACGCGCGCATCGCATGACCAGCAGACATAGAACCACGGCCATTTGTCGTCATGCCGGGTCTTCCCAAACACCTCCGTGTGATGGGCTATCTTTACGTGACTGCGGCAATGTCGGCATTGGGTGGGAACGGGGAGCGGGTCATTGACCCTCTGTGCTGCTTTAGGATTGGGGTTCCATGGGGTGAACTGCATGTTGTGTCCTCCAAACCGTACAGTTATACATAGGGTTCGATACCTAATTGACTAAACCATGCTTTAATTTCCGAGTACTCTTCATTACTGATACCTAATCCCTCCAGAAAATCAGAATATGAATTCCTCGCCGCTTCTTTTGTTAGGAAATAAATCAATGTTTGTAATTTTTCAGGTGTTTTTTCCATAATTAATTCTCCCGCCACTGAGGTAGCGTTAGTTAATGGGTGGGGTTAGATGTTTCTATTGGGATTGCCGATAACAAAAACTCGGTGGGCGAAATCGTTACTGTTTTCGGGGATTGTGAGGCGTTTCCGTTCCTTATTCCGTCTTTTCTTTGCCTTATTTAACCGGTCCCTTTCACGAACACAAAAAACGCAATCCCCTGTTGATACATACCGCTGCGTATGTCCCTGCGGACAGGGTTTACCGTGGAAAAATTTACTCGGATCCTCGGTCATTGGTTACCTCTGCTATTAAATATTTCTCCATTGGTTGCCGAACTTAATTCCCAGTGTTTTCAAATCTGCATCCATTCGTTCAATAAACTCAGGAATAAGTTCATCAAACCGTTTCATATATTCAGCATCCTGTTCGACCAGAACATGCACTATTTCTTTCCCTGCTGGCATTCGCGGGTCGTAATTAACGAAATTCCATGCTGACAATCCTGTTACCCACATGGAAAATTGCATCTGAGCTATATACTCTCGTTTGATGCCGTCAACTCCATTGAGCGCCATCTTGATAAAGACGTCTGTGTTAGACGGGCATTTCAGTTCCAACCCTAGTCGATCATCGCATAATCCATCAGGGGAGCAGGCCGTGCGCATTGATTCATCCCTGTAGAGAATCGGAATCTCAATGACATCCAAGTTCGAGTAAAAGGAAAATGAATCCCGCGCTTCCTGCTCATACTCCTTTCCCCACGCCAGAGTACGAGCGTTGATTTCCTTGTAAACGCCCGTGCATACTTCACCGATTAGCTCATACAGATAGGTTGACTTGGTATCAGACCAGGCATTTTTAGATTTATCTTTGGTCAGGATCTTCCATGCGTCGGAAGCTGTTATCACACCCAAACGTAACTGCATCCATGCGTCGCTTCCTTGCTCAATGACATCAATGTCTATGCCTGTTTTATCCAAAATAATGTCACGATTTATCATGGGCGGCCGCCTTCGCTTTCAGCATGGCGATAATTGATTTCCCTTCATTTTCGCTGAGTTCTGTGGGGGAGCTGACTTCCCGTCCGAATTTTTTCGAAATGAACGCCATGAATTTTTCAGACCAGTCACCATCAATCTCAATCATGAGCGCGTTGATTTGGTCGATGGTGTCCATTGAGATATTAGGACTATGGTCAACGGGGCGCTGATTCCGTTCTGCATTAAAATCAATCCCTTCGCCAGCATCCGTATTAACATAGTCAATGGCCTGATCTAATCGTTCCCTGCGAGGCCAGTATTTTGCGGCTTGTTTAACCACGGTTTTTAATATCATCTGCTCTTCGTCAGTAACCCAAGGGCATGATGTTTTTTTTGATATCCACGCCTTCCATGCTTGCGAGCGATCTCTTGTGGCGTATATGTCAGCAATCTGCATCGTATGAGTGAGATAGTCACCTTCATCTGTTTTTATCACTGTATATGCGCCGACAATATCTCCTCTGGATTGGGCGGTATCGAATTCGTTGTATTCATGAATTGGCGCAGTATCAATAGAAGTGCGCCGGAATACGTCATTCTTTCTAACCACGGCAGATTGACACCACTTAATAGCGCCAGATTGTTGAGCTATATGCATCAATCCCATATAGCTAATATCGAGACACACGCTCTTGTTTCGGGGAACCAGATAGGCCAGCTTTTGAGCAGGGTTTAGACTGATACCGATAGCAGCTATATTCATTACTGCGCTACGGGCTGAAACGGGATTATTTAGTGCGGTTGTTGCCAAATAATCATTGTTAGAGAATATCTGCATGGCAAACTCAGATTCGCGCTTAAATGCTATGCTGGGTTCGCTACAAACCTGCTCAAAATCCGTTTTGAGCGGGTTGATGATTTCATAAACCTTTTGCACTGCTGTACTCATGCTGCCTCCCGTCTTTGAACTTCTAATAAACTCAACGCATACAGAAGATTATTGAGTCGCTCCAGAGCGTCACTGTTCTCGTCGAGCAATTTACCGAAAAGCTCAATCATTTTTGGAGATAAAACAGCCTCGGCTTCCTGTGGCAATTGGTTGTATAGCTCAAGCGCTTGATCACCTTGTTCCTCTGCCATCATCTCCTTGTATGCCGCATCCTCTTCTGCTTTATCCCATATCCGATCCCGACTGGCATAAGTGTTGTAGTCGTATCTCATACGAAGACCTCCTCATCCTGATAATGGTCATTGAGCACCGAAATAATATCCTCGCGCTCTAAACCAATAGAATTGAGCATAATTTCCCTGCCTTCGCCCTCTACTTGCCATTTGGTATAATCATCAACGATTATTACGATTCCGCCTCGTCCGTCAGGCTCAGTTTTGAATCTTCCATCATTGATATGAAATTTTGCTGCCATAGTTACCTCCCATAACTGCGTTTGAGTATTTCCATAGCCGACCACCAAACGACGCTGGAACGCAAAACGTCTCCAGAGCGCAGGTGAGCAGCTTCTAGTGCCAGTTCTTGCGCCTGACATAGAAGACGTTTGTTGATTTGCATGATTGATTATCTGATGTTGGCGATTAAGGGGTTAATATGTGATTTTGATGTTTGTCACTGATCCTTTAGCGATAGCGATTACGCAAGCCTTGGCGCATTCTTCAGGGATACCCGCGATGATTAAATCCTGCATGGCCTGATTATTGACTGCTGACCGATGCAATGTATCTGCCTGACGGTTGGCTGCTTCCTGCTTCTGGCGCTCAATTTCTGCCAGCCGTGCTTTTTCAGCTTCCTCAGCCTTACGACGTTCCGCTTCAATCGCTTCCTGTTTTTCGCGTTCAGCTTTCGCGATAGCTTCCTGTTTTTCGCGTTCTGCACGTTCCTGTGCTTCTCTGGCTTCTCGTTCACGCTTAGCCGCCGCCTCGACTTCCTGTCGTGCTTTTAACTCTGCTGCCTCACGTTCCTGTTTGGCTTTCAGTTCTGCAGCTTCACGTTCGCGCTGTGCTTTTTGTTCAGCTTCGATTCGCGCCTGTTCAGCTGCCTGACGCTTGATTTCGTTTTCGTGCTCGATGCGCTTGCGTTCTTCTTCGGCTTTGCGGAGGTCATACAGCTCGTTCATCTGCAACGCTTCGTCGTGATCACGTTCGATTTGCCGGGCTAATTCCTCTGCTGCTACACGCGCCTTTTCCGCATCTTCCCACTCAGTGACCGGCTTGCGGATTTCATCGCTCAGCGCGTCGAGTTCATCGCGAAATTGCTTGCGGTTGGCATCCACTTTTTTCGGCAGTTCTTTCAATTCATCAACGACAGCTTTCCCCGCTTTGTCGATGTATGTTTTTGTCTGCGTTACCTTGTAGGCCAGTGATTTGATTGCGTCTCGGTTCTTTGCTTTTGATAAATCGGTATCGAGTTCGGATTGCTCTGCATACGCCTTATCTTTGATGCCGGATAAAAGCACCTGAACCTTGTCAGGTGCCGTGAATAAATCCAGCGCCGTTGCGGGTTCGATAATGACTAATTCATTTGCCATTTTTTACTCCGTTCAATTGTGAGAAATCCTCACTATGTGATAGCGATAGGGTTATTGTTTGTTGGTTTTGATATGGCGTGTTGGGTTATTTCTGGGTCAGACTGATGAGTGCTTGGGCGTGTAGTTCGGCAGATTCGTGGTCGAGATGGATTAGGCCGCGTTGTAAGAGCGCATAATCAGAATCGTGATTCTCCCATGTAATCTCAGATGACATGAGTCCAACGTATCCAGTTAAGTTAGGCACATAATAATCAGTGTCATCTTCCAGTGGCTCCCTCACGGGTTCAGGTACGTCGACCAAGCCTATCCGAATGGTTCTGGGTTTTAGGCGGTATTCTTTATCAGGATCAAAATAGAATTCGCCAGCCAGAGAACACCATCTGTCAGCATCGTCATGCAACACCTCGAAATATTCCCACCATTCAGCCTTAAGCTGTGCTATTTCAACCGCTTACATCATTAAATCAGCGTGTATATGTGGTTTAGACATTGTTATTCTCCCTTATCCGCTCAACTTCTACACTGTCATATAATTCACATAATTGCTCTGTTTTTATATATTCTCTGACTTCTTTCATGCTGTTGAGTATTGCTTCTTCGCAGATATTATATTTACCATCATCTTCTTTGATATAGCACTTAACTAAATATCTATCCATTGTTATTCTCCTTTCGGGGGTTCGGGTAATTCCATCCAGTGAGTTACATCTTCAATTTTAAAAAACAAATCTTCCCCTAATGAATGGAAACAATTGCCCTCATGTTCATCTAAAATAAAATATCCAACATGAATATCATTAGAGCCATCCACAACCAGCAATATGTCATCATATGTTTCAGGCAACCTGTCGCTAGTTTTAATCCACTCCATAAACCCTTGCGTTTTCATGTTATAAATATTCCCATTCATGGTCGGTAACATCATAATTTTTCACTACGGGGTTATCTGTTTTCATGCTATTACATTCACCATATGCAACATCTACAAAATCATGAATGTCTTTGTCTGTTGCATCGTCTGGTACTTCTATATCGAGAGTTACTCGAATGATTTTCATAAACCCTCCTGTTATTCAGGTAATAAAAAACCTCGCATTGGCGAGGCTGGTATTTGTTGGTGTTTTATTCAAACTGATAGAGTAAAATGGTAAAAACTTCTCTGGCAAATAATAAGGCAATTATTGTTGGTGATATTAATATCAGTGAAAATAATGCACATAATATTTTGGTTAGTTTTCTTTTGGCTTTTTTAATAAATAAGAAAGCAAAGAATAATCCTAAAGGAACGCTAATAAACCATAGCACGCTGGCATATAAGAAATATCCCATGCTAATCCAAACTATCAGCAATATTGTTGATGGTATTGACTCTGGCATGGAGTCGATTGTTTCCAATATATTAGATAATAAATCCGACATACACACTCCCTCATGAATCCCATTGTCGAATCCATGAATATATCAGAATCACTCACCACAGCCCACTCGGAAATGAGCTGGAGTTAGTTGCCTGATTTGATAACCCACTCAGGCGGCGTGGGATTCCCTACTTTCCACAGTCAAGGAAAACTGATAATTTGGTTCTTCCACAGTCAATATGAGAAATTAATCAATGTCAGATAAGTTAGCCAATCCATCTTCCAATCCCGGTAG